AGCGTCATCGGCAGTGCTCGCAAAGGCGTTCTGCGTGAAGCCCTCGGGCGCATACTCGTTGATCGCGCGCTGGTAGTCCTTGATCTGCGAACTACGGATGTCACCGAGGATTTGCTCGCCAAGCCCCGTGCCGAACGTGGGTGACTGTCCGTATGTCATGCCAGACTGTGCGAGGTCCAGTGCCGCCGTGATGCGGTCCATGTAGTCATCCGCACTCAGGCCCGCGCGCTCGAACTGCTGACCGATGGCTGTCTGCGCACGCGAGCGACCTGCACCGAGGTCTGTCTGCCACTGCGCACGATCTTCGGCCTCTTGCGCCTTCTCGCGTTCCAACGCAGCAAGCGCCTGACGTTCTTCGAGGTCATACTGCTGTTGCAGAAGCTTGATCTCAGCTTCCGCCTGCTTCATCGGATCAGGCGCACGAGGCGCGCCGCCACCACCACACATGTCATATCTCCTTCATCGTCAGACGACCTACCGTCGCGTATCCAAGCTTGTTGTAGAATTGCTCGGTGCGCTCTGTGTGCACTCCGGTAGTGATGCCGAGAAGCACACGTTGTGCGCCGTTGTTGCGTGCCCACGTCTCGAAGGCACCAATCAGCATCCTCGCCGCCACGCTGCCGCGCATTGTCGGCGTAACGTATAGCAAGCGGTCGTAGGCAAACCGCGCGTCAGCGAAGCCGTAGTCTGCGAGCGAACCAATCACGAAGCCATGACACGTGTCAGCACCATCTACGGCCACCCCGAAGAAGGACAGCGGGTCGGCCCGCATAGTATAGGCAAACTCGATCATCTTGTCTACCGCTCGCGGCAGGCTTGTGTATGGGGCGCTGTTGTCCCACATAGCAACACCGAGGCGCACCGCCGCGAGAAGCTGCTGATCGGTCGGCTCCCGGACCCGCAAGCCCTGTGGGACATTGTCAAGCATCAATGGGCCGCCCCTTCCGCAGACGCATCATCTCGTGCAGCAATAGGCCGGTGTCAGGCTCGCCCGCCTTCCATCTGCCTGTGCCTGTGAGGTTGCCATGCACGCCATCAGCGCGATCAGCGTCGAACATCTCGCTGCGTCTGTCATACTCATACTGCGACGCTTCCAGCTCTTGCTTCTGCTGCTCAAGCAACGCGCGTAGCATGGCCTCTTGCAGCCGTGACATCGGTGGGTGATGCACGGCGCGACCGGGAGGAGGCTGGTTGCCTTCTCGGGGATCGACAAATCGTGCACTCGTCGTGTTCTTGTCACCAACCGCGACACGCTTCTCACTCATGGCGCTGTCCCCACGCTAGGCGCTGTCCCCACGCTATTGGTATCAGTCTCACTAATAGAAGCAGTCAAGCTTCCGCTGCTGCCGTCACCTTCGGTCAGCGTCAGTATCTGTCTGCACCACAGGATGCACAGCGGTTGCAGCGCACCATATGTGTTCAGGTCAGGTTGCTCGGGCGGCGGCGAGCATGCAGCCAACAACAAAAAGATCATGACACGTGTCATTTGTGCGCTCCTATCTGTATTCGATCCAGCCTGAAAACTCGACGCTGCCGTTGGTGTCCAGCATATACCACCATCGCGGAGGAACGATACCAAACAACGCGCGGGGCGCACCTAGAGCGGGATTAATATGCCGCAGGAAGCGAAACAGCGTATCGGGCGTGGAGCCGATCAGCAGTTCGACAGAGGTCGTCCCCCACGCAGACAGACACATCGGACGGTTGAACGTGTTCTGATACGGCACGAGCCGCGCACGTTGCGAAAGCATGTCTGTCGGCGTCTCCGACAGCGGGTTGCTGGTGCCCGTCGCGATGCGGGCCTCGTCGGTCTTCAGCTTTGTCAGGGCAGGCGACATCGCGCGATCCGCGCGCGTTCCGGCGATGGCCTCGGCTTCGGTTGCAAACGGCGACGCAATGACGCTCAGCACCCACACGCTGCCGTTCCATGTAAACGCGCGGCCCTCGGCGGCGTAGGTGTCGCCAACAACAGGGGTTGCAGGAAAGTTCAGGGTCATGCGACTTGGTCCTCTTGGAAATCTCCGGCACTCAAACCGGGGGAAGATGTTACTCAGGTCTCCATTCCCACCATTGATCGGCGGATGGGCTGTTGGCGACAATGTGCAGCCTATACCACCACCCTCGCGGGACAGCGCCGATGAGACATGCGGACGTGCCGGTCCCCGGCGATCCAGACAGGCAGCGCGCCCGCCCGAGGTTGATTGCAAGGCTGCCGGAGTTCTCCGACCCCACGCGCAATTCAACGTCACCGTTTCCGTAACTGCAATAGAAGTTGACCGACACGAGCAGCGGACGGTTGCCTGTCCACTGGTAATTGGTGTTCAGCGCGCGGCTCGCGGTCATGTTCGTCGGAACACCCAAAAGGAACGTGCTGCCCCCGACAAGCGTATCAAGTTCCGCTGCGGTGCTTGCGGGCGTCATCAGCTTGCCGTCGTCGGTGCCCGCAATCGCCTCGGCGTTCGACGCAAAACCAAACGTGTCGAGAACGTGCCAGACTGTGCCGTTCCACACGAAGGACATGCCCTCGGCCTGATAGACCTGCCCGACGACCGGCGTATTGGGGAAGTTCAGCGCCATGTCACCATTCCCACCAGTTGCCGATCACGATGCCGGAGCCGTTTACGCGATAATACCACAACGGCGGAACGATCAGGAACGCCGCCACGCCGTTGCGCCCGGATGCCGCAAGCAGTCGCGCGACATGGTTGCTGGCGAGCGACGATGTAAGACTGATACGCATGACGCAGGAAACGTCATTCGTGACGTGCAGCCCCCAAAAGAGGTCGCGGTTCGTCATGTTCTGATACGTCACGGCCTCTGCGCGGCTGGCCTTGACATCGACCGGGATGCCGTAGCCCTCGCTAGGGACGATGCCGCGATCCGTCAGGGCCTGCTGCGTGGTCATCGGCGACATCACGACATCCGCGCGAAGCCCCGCAAGTGCGTCGGGCGTCGTGGAATACGCAAAGTTGGTGGGGTCGAGAACTTCCCATGCAGCGCCTGTCCACACGAAGTCCTCGCCCTCTGCGGAATAGACCTGCCCTGCTAGCGGATTGGAGGGAAAGTTGATGCCCATGTATCAGCGCCGCCACCTACAGATGATTTGGTTTGTCGCAAATGTGCCTGCGGAAGCACGGATGCGTAGCGGCATCATCGTCGACTGGTTGAGTATCAGCCGCGCGCCCGCATGGGTGACAAGGCTGTTCCCGCGACGGTGTGAGCCAGACATGACCCACACCACGTTGTTACTGTATGGTATCCGCTCAAAGAAATACGTCCCGATAAATCCACTTGTGCCGCCGATGTTGTCCAGTTCGATTTCGGTGGCACTCTGCGAAGCTGGCGCAGCGTAGGCAGCACCTGCAATCTGACGCAAAGTCGACAAGTCTGCGGTTGCTGCTCCGAGGAAGTCAAGGATCGCGTTGCCGCCGGAGAAGGTGACATTCGAGAACGAAAGCGCCAAAGAGACAGCATCGCTGGGCACCTGATCGAACACGACTTGCGTCTGTCCAGCGGTGTCGATGTTCTGCTCGCCCGACTGCGCGATGGCACCGCCTGCAACCTGAACCCATTGACTGCTGTCACCATCATTATACCACACGAACATGCCGACTGGCGCAACTACGCGATACCACAACTGCCCCGGCTGTGGATTTGCAGGCGCTGTGTCACTGATAACAACGCCACTTCCGGGCGGCAGTGCTGCAATCGCCTGATCAACGTAACTTTTGCTTGCAGCGTGCAGAGCCGCAGTAGGCATCGCATGCAGCGAAAGAAAGCCTGTGAGCGTTCCGCCTGCAAGAGGCAGCTTGCTATCGATTTGCGTCTGCAATCCTGCGTCAGCGGCTGCAAAGTCATTGCGGATCGACGTGTCAGCCGCCGCAAAGGCGCTGCGGATTGCCGTGTCGATGCTATCGACATAACCTTTCGTTGCTGCATGAAGCAGCGCAGATGGATTTGCTGACAGTGTCAGGAAACCTGTCATTGTGCCGCCTGCTTTTGGCAGACGGCTGTTGATGTCTGTTTGCAGGGTCACGTCTGCGGCAGCAAAAGCGGCACGGGTCGCTGCATCAATCGCATCAACCTGTGCTTTTGAATACTTGTCAAGGTTGGTGATGTCTGCTTCAACATGTGTGTGCACCGCAGGCGGAAACGTCGCAGGCTTGTTCAGCAAGCTGTTCCACGAAGTCCCGTGCGGATTGTCTGTGCGCGCAATGTGCGCTGCCGTTGCCGCCTTGTCGGCATAGAACATTGCATAGTCAGCAGCGTCAGCAAGCACATCACCAATGCGACCAAAGACGCTGTTGACCGGCGGCTTGGCTTGATCGACCAGTTTCCAATACAACGGCTTGTCAGCTTCGAAGTCAGTGCTCGACGTATGTGGCGAGAGACACAGATACAGCCGCGATACATTGTCAGGATCGAACACGCTCTGCCCTGCGAGGTAGTCAGTGCTCGGCTTCCAGAAGCCCTTGATGTTCAAGAAGCCGATTGCAGCGTTCAGCAGCGCATCGACAACGATCCAGTTCTCCCACTCGTAGTTGTGCCACGTGATCCAGTCGAAGTTGACGAGGTTCAGCGAGAACGTGTTTGTGAAGCCCGCAATCGGGCCATTGCCGGGTGTCGCAAGCACTGACGACGCAGGCGCGACATCCTTCTGCGGCGTCGTTGCAGCCGCAAGCCCTGGCAGGAAGTAGCGCGGACGGAACGGATTGGTCATCGACGGATACTCCCGTTCTGATACATCAGCGAGATTGCAACGATGCGGATCGGTGCATCAACGACGCCCTCGAACCGCAGCTTCATCAGCTTGCCTCGTGCGACCCACGCATACAGCCGCTGGTCACTCGTGCGGCGGCCACCGCCATACGGCTGACCGTTGTTGCCATAGCCACCGTTCTCGCCGCCGACAAACGTCATCGCGTTGTTTGGGATCAGCAGTCCGTCAAGCATGTAGAGTTCATCGACGAACATCATCATCGTAAACTCAGCCGTGCCGCGTGTGTCAAGTTGCACGTAGCGCATGTGCTTGATCTGCACGCGCTGATCGAAGTCAGCCCACGGCATTTCCCATTGGAACGCGATGGAACGCTTATCGGTCGTGCCGATGAAGTCCGAGTAGAGCGGGTTGGTGCCGCTGCCGAGCAAGAACAGCCGCCGGTCGTCAGCGAACACGATATTGCCCAACTCGGTGCGGCAGCTAGAGCGCCAACGCCATCCACGGTAGCGCGCCCACGCTCTGATCTTCAACTCGTTGACGAACGTGTAGATGTAACCGAGCGTCTCGGTCCAGCGCGGCATCCACTGCGCTGCATTGCCGCCGCCGATGAGCGTCTTGTTCTCGTCCGTCACCATGCCGGGCGGCTCGAACTCGATGATGCCATCATTGATGACACGTGTCACGACATGGTCGATGCCGTTGAGCATCGTCGCAGCGTTCACATCGTTCCAGCTTGTCGCGCCACTGATCGTGAACGTGTCACCGACCAGCAGCCCATGCGACGGGATACGTGCACGAAGCGCGTTGTTGCGATCACGTAGCACCTCGAACGGGTCGGTGATCATCTTGCGCTGAAACTCGCTGTGGTTCGGCAAGAAGCACATATACTGCTTGTCGTTGTTGTTGTAGACCGCGTGCGCACCGAGCAGCGTGTCCACCTCAAGCAGCCGGTTGACGTTCGCGTTGATCTCGGGGTCGATCAGTTCACTGACACGCTTCGGCTCTGTCGCACCGCTGTAGAGCGAGCGCGCAATCGACGTGATGCCTTGGTTGTCGAGCATGAACAGGTCGTTGCCAAGGTTCACCATCGAGCGATGCGCGTGACAGCCAAAGCCCTCGATCACGTCATCGAAGTTGGGCTTGTGCACGGGCGTGCCTGCCAACTCTGTGTAGATGCCAAGCTTGCCAAGCACCGACGCAGAGAAAAACGACACGACAAGCTGATCGCGGTAACGGTTGACACCTGTCACGATCTGCTCACCTTGCACACCGACTTTGCCGAGGTCAACGAACGTGCCATCGTTCGGCGCAGCGTCACCGAACCACGTGCCTGACGTGTTCTGGTTGCTGATGTGCACGCGGTCGGGATACAACGCGTCGCCGGCCATCACCAGATACGTGTTCATCGCCACCACGTAGCGGCAGATCGGCACGTTGACGTTGCTGCCCGTCGCCTCGTCAGCAAGATACTGCACCGGCTTGGCGTTGGTAAAGTCCGTGATCAGCGGCTTGTCGGTGCCGTTGCACACGATCAGTCTGCCGTTGAAGATAGCGAACGACGCGAAGTCTGTCGGCCCCCACGCAGCCGGTGCACCGAGCAGGCCACCGGCAATAGCCGTGTCCCAGATCACCGTGGTCGTGCCGTCACCGAGCGTGCGCGTCAGGCGTCCATCCGACAGCACAGTGACGATGGCGTCTTGGAAGTAGATCGTGTTGATGATGTGCACATCCGCGGGCGCGTTGATCTGCGTGCAGATGTCGGCGAGCAACTCTGTGCCCCACCGGATGCCCATCGAACCATCTTCCTCGCGCGACATGTTGTCGAGCAGCGTCGCAAAGCGCGTGCTTAGGTTCAGGTCGTTGTCAACAACGTTCCAGCCACCGCCGAACTCGCGCACGGTAGCGTCTTGCAACACCGAAGAGCGGTTGCGGACAGGCGCAAGTGATGGCTTTGCGTGCATCAGATCACCTGATATCCGCTGCTTGGCGGTGCCATGACAGGATGCAGCGGTATCTCCTTCTCGTTCTCGTCGCCCTTCAACTGACGCAGACGGTCATTGAACAGGTTGCGGAACTTCTCGGTCTGTCCCGCGTTCGTGCCGTCATCCTCAAGGTAGTCGTAGCACGCGCCGAGGATCAGCAACTGCTCGTCCATCGGCACGACATCGTTCGGCTTGAAGTATGCGTAGTGGCGCTTGACACGCAGCGTCATCACCATACCCGGTCGGAACGGTGCAAAGCGCACGACCTTCTGCTGATCGGGCAGCATGTAGAGCGTGTCAGAGCCGCCAGCGACAAACAATGGCGCAGGGTTCGCGCGGCGCGGCCAGTAGCGCAACGGATCGCGGCGCTGTGGATGCCAGCCATACTGAATGTCGGTGAAGGTGTTGATGACAACCTCGTTGCCAATCGGCGGCACGGGCAGGTCACGCACCACGTTCTCGACAGGACGACCATCGGTGTCCTGCGTCAGCGTGATGTAGTCCATGAAGTCATCCCACCACAACTCGTCGCGCACCATGACGAACTTGTGCCAGATCATCTCTGCGATCCGGTCTTCGGCGTATACCTGCACGGATACACCGCCAACCATCGACAGACGGGTGACGGTGCGTTGCACAAGCTGGCTCAATGTCTGTGACATATGTCATGCCTCTCTGTAGGTGCGACGGCGATGCTAGAGAGGATAACACCGCCGCCGCGTTACGTCGCCTGGGGGAGCGAACGTATCAGTCGAGCGCGTCGATCAGCGCCTGTGCGGACGCATACTTCTGCGCCAGCGTCAGCGTTGCCCAATCGAGTGGCTCACCGACACCGACACCGAGCGCGAACTCGTCGAGCCATGCGTCGGCCTGTGCGTGCGTCGTGAACGATGTGGGTAGAGCAGGGATCACCGGAGCAGGTGCCGATCCGCTGGTCGGCGTCGCAATGATGCCCGTCAGGTTGACGAGGATCGACGTGCCGTTCTCGGTGCCACCGCGCACGAGCGTATCGACGTTCGTAATCGTGCGCGCATACTTCGACATCCACAGCTTCGAGAGGGTCGCATTGACCGTGCCCGCAGCGTTGGGCGTGGTGATCTGCTGTCCATCCGGCAGCGTGTAGAACTGATTGCGCGAGCCGTCCGCAATCAGCGTCTTGGTGATCGCGATGACACCTGACACATTGATCGTGCCAGCCATCGTCACGGGTGCGACACGTGTCCCCGACTTGAAGCGGTCAGCGTAGGGCGCACCGAACAACGCGGTCAGGTCCGCGACATACGGCACGGACACGTGCGCGCCCTTGCTGATGTCAGCCGTGGTCACGAACGTGCCGCGCGCGTCGCCGTCCGCTGCCGACGCAGTGATCGTGTTCGCGGCGTTCGGCACGGGATGCGCGCCCTTGTATTTGTAGGGCAGGCCGAACTTGTTCGTCCACATCACGTCATCCGGCCCGGTGACGATGCCCGCGAAGGCGATCTTCGTCGTGCCTGCCGCAGCAACCGTCTCCTTGACGAACTGCCCATACATGTCGTAGCCGATGATCTCGCCACCTGCTGCTGACACCACGCATGCACCCGTCGAGACAGGGCACACGTTGACATCGCCCATCAGCTTCTGCTGGAACGCAGGCGTGCCGTCGATGTCCACCAGCCACAGCGTCGGCTCACACAGGCCGCTGCCGCTGTCCACTTCATAGGCATAGCCCATGTCCTTGACGTTCAGAGGCCGCGCAAACGGCGCTCCGATCTGTTGTGTCGCAAGCTGCATGTCAGCCTCCTTGACGAGCGTCCACGCTCCCGGTGTCAGCGCGGCGTGTGGACGCTCCTGCGCGGCGCTGAACATGCTTCTTGAGCGACATCTGCACCTGGCCGACAACCTCGCCGTCCTCGTCGATGAGTTCGGCAGGCTGATCGAAGCCAAGGCGATGCAACTCTTCTTCATTCCGCACACGGATGCTGTGTCCCGCAGGGAAGAACACGTCGAAGCCATACGGCACCTCGACCTTCTTCTCGACGTTGCGTCCGTCTTCGCGCATGATGTGCGTCTCGACCGTCGTCTCATGACGACGGTCGTGAACTTCATAGCGCGGCTTTACAGCCTGCTGGATCATGCCGGGGTTCCCTCGACATCATCGGTGTCATCGGCGTCGTCATCGTCATCGTCGTCGCCGTCATCACCATCGTCGTCGTCATCGTCGAAGAAGCTGTCGTCTTCGAGTTCGTCGCTGCCACCGTTCAGTTCGTCGTCGTTCAGCATGTTGTATCCTCTCATGTTACATGCGTTGCGGTTGGTAGTCTCAGTGCAAGCGGGCCATGACATGTGTCACAGCCCGCTCGTAGGTCAGGCGTTGGAGACGACAGCGTGCGTTCTGAACGCGCGCCACATGCACCACTGCCCCTGCCACACCACGCGGCGCCCGACAGCGTCGGTGTCCCACGGCGCGACAAGCTGCTTCACCTTCATGTTCACGTGGCGCAGGATGTGCAGCCGCAGGAACTTGCTGTTGATGAAGTAGCACTTGTTGACCGGGCAGTCTTCGTCGTAGACCATCGGCACGTTCTGGAACGTGACACCGCCGAACCCGAGGTCGGCCATGCGCGTCCCGTTCTTCGTCTCCGACAGTGCGAAGATGACTTTGTCACGCACAGCGGCGCGATACAGACGCATGATGTTGCGCCCGCACAGGATGATGTCGGGCTTCTCGCCCTTGACCGTCAGGTCCATCATGATGTCGTCGAACGCTTCTTCGATGTTGGTCTGGTTCAGCGCACCCGCGAACAGGTAGGATGACGTGCGCCACTGCACCTCATTCGCGCGGTCGAGGTCGCCGAGCACGCCGGTCGTCGGGTCGTCAGGGATGAGGTTCGACAGGCCGAGCGGGTCGGTTCCTGCGCCGGCACCGTAGAGGTAGCCGCTGAACTTCTCCTTGATGCTCTCTTCGAGCACTTCCATCTTCGCGCGCAGCAGCTTGAAGATCTGCGCACCACCTTGGTTCTCGTCCTGCTCCTGATCGCTGATGACGACAGAGCCTGCGACACGCGACCAGTTGTAGCGCACCGTCTCGAACTCGCTCGTCTGCGCCATCGGCAGTTGGTCGTAGTATTCGTAGGACGCAACGTTCGGGTTGCGGCCAACGGTCAGCGGGTTGGTGATCTCGTGACCACCGTCCTCATACTCCACGCGCCCCGTCGCGAACGCCCACGCTTGCAGCGCGTTCGATTTCACAGAAGCCATGATCAGCTTCTTGCGCGACTTCGTCATCGTGGAGTGCAGCACCGTATCAAGCGGTGTGCTACCACCGGGATGATACGGAGGGGTGCCATATCCTGGCATCGTTCACTCCATCTAGTTGAGCAGTCCTGCCTCACGCATGGACTGCCGGACAATGTTGTCCCACGCATCGTCAGGGTTCGCCATGTTCGGCCCTTGTTGCATGGCCTGCGTCGGCGCGCTCCCGTTCGGCATGGGCTGTTGCTGCGGCGCATTGGGGCGTGGTTGCGCGTGACCGTTGGTGCCTGTGCCGCCCTGCTGTCGCACCAGCACCTGTGCGCGTAGGGGTTGAGCGAAGTCCAAGCCGTTCTTCGCGGCATACTCACGCAGTTGCCAGTAGGCGACTTGCGGGGTCAGCTTCGGATCGCCTTGCAGCATGTTCGCGAGCACATCCTCGTGCACAGTCGCATGCTCATGCTTGGCGACGAACTCGTCGTATTCACGCTGCGCGCTCTGCTCGGCTTCACTCTGCCGTTGCTGCGCTTGGCGGTCGCCGACCAACGGTTGCATTGCCTCAGCGATCATGCTGCGGACGGCCTGAAGGTCCAAAGACCCACCAATGGCCTGCCCTTTAGCATCTGCACCGACGATCTGTTGCAGATTATAGCCCTGACGCATGGTCTCTTGCAACATCCATCTTGCGGTCGCGACCGGGTCTTTCTTGAACGACGCGATGGCTTGCAGGCCGATCTCAGCTTCGGACAGCGACAGGCCAAGCTTCTGCGGCACCTCGTTCAGCGCACGTGCGTAGGTGTCCTGCTTGCGCGCGTCAACCAACTCGCGCTCAAGGCGGTCGATGTATTTCTGCTGCTGCTGTGCGCGCTCGAAGTGACGACGCTCGGCACCCGCAGCGGCAATGATGTTGCCATCCTTGTCGATCAGGTTGCCTTTGTCGTCCGTGCGAGGCTTGTCGGCAGCATCAGCTTTCGGCGCTGCTTGGGGCTGCTGCTGTTGTTGTCCGGGTGCAGCTTTGTCTCCTGCACCGCTCGTGACAGTGTCACCGCCTGCGAGCTGATCGGCCTGCTTGGCAGCGTCATCTTGCGCACCACCATCAGCGGGCGCTGTCGTAGTCGTGCCATCGGGCGCTCCTTCGTTACCGACCTTGCTCTCGTAGTCAGGATCATTCAGCAGCGGATCGCCGAAGTCGATGTCGTCCTCTTCACCGGGCATGTTGGTCCTCTCCTTATGCCGTCTGTTGTTGCGGTTGTTGTTGCGCTACCTGCGCGATGCGTGTCAACGCTTCACGCACAGGCACCCCACGCGCCATTGCCATGCCCAACGCCTGCTTGGCTTCGGGCGGTAGTGCATCCACGACTGCCTCAATGGCAGCAATGGGATCGCCTTGCGGCTGTGACGGCGCACCACCTTCTGCCGGTGCACCACCTTCTGCGGGCGGCGCAGCACTTTGCGGTTGCTGTGCCATCTGCGAGATGATCGCCTTCCACTGTTCGTCAGGGATCACGTCATTGAACGCACCGCGCATCGTTTCGAGCAGCACCATGATGACCGGCTGCGGCGCGGCGTTCACGAACTGCCCGAGCACCTGGCCCATCTGCAACGCCTGCTGCTTCTTGCTCTCGCTGGTCTGCTTCTGCGTGCTGCCACCGACCACGGTCATCTGCACCGTCGCTTCGATCTCGTCGGGCGACATCTGCTTCCACGACGATGCGTCGCCTTGACCGATCAGCGTAGCGACTTGCGCGGCTGGCATGAACTGCATGCACAACTGCGCAACGCCCCATGCGATCTGGCCGATGTAGTCCTCGACCGCGTCGATCTTCTCGTCCGTGCGCGTCTGCTGGATGCTGTTGTAGGTGTTGATCGCCTGATTGGTCGTGTTCGTCTTGAACTCGACGCCACGCATGACAGGCTGCACGCTGCTGACGCGGTCGATGGCCTCAAGGATCGGCTGCTTGTCGAACAACTGCACGAACTGCATGCTCGGCGGCACGATTGCCTGCACGAAGTCCTTGAGGTTCATGCCCTCTGGCACATCAACGCCGACAGCGACATCCTCGTCGCCTTTCAGCATGCGTTCGACTTCATCCTTCGACACCTTGTTCTTGTCGAAGAACAGGTTGCGCCGCGCCCACTGACGCGCCTGCTTGAACTCGCTGTTGATCTGGTTGACCGCGTCTTGCTGGTCGAGGTAATACGTCACCTCGCCCTTCGACATCGGTTCCTCGGGGTCGGTGTAGAACTGCAACTTGTAGAGCGGGAAGAAGCCTTGCAGGTGGTAGGGATCATCCCACACCCACACCGGCCAATCCCAATCGTTGTCTGCGTAGAGCATGACACGCCGCGTCGTCTTGTCCCACACCCACCAGCACATCGTGCGCTGTGCACGTTGATACGACTGCTCGTCGCCGTAGCCGAATGACGCTGCGCCCGCCTTCTCGCTGTCATCGAACAGCGAGTAGTTGTTGATCTCATGCTCGGCGCTGTTCTCACCGCTCTCACCGGCCTGCACAACGTGCGTTGGCTTATAGAGCGACATCGTCTGGTCGCCCTTCTGCTGACGGAAGCGTGCATTGAGATACGAGGTGCTGATGTAGTCGCGGATCATCACCCACCGCGCGTCACTGTGGTCATCTTCGAGACTGTCGGGGTCGATCAGTATGTCATGCGGACGGCGGAACTTGGCCCACGGTCCCGCTGGACGCAGCAAGTCAACCGTCTGCTCCAACGCCTCGATGCGGCCCTCGATAGCACGCACATCCTGCGGCGTCTTGGCCTTGATCAACTCGTCCGACATCTTCGCGAGGTCGGCAAGCGCCTGATCGCTCGACTGCTCACGGAACGTGTAGCCGATCTCCATGTAAGCAGCGTTCGTCAGCGTGCACATGACGACCGACTTGCGCACCTTCTGCTTGAGGTTGATGCCGGGTGCAGCCTTCTTCGACATCAGCCGCGCGATCAGCTTCTCAAGCACCGTCGCCAACTCGTTGTCGTCTTTGTCGTTCGCAGTGAACTCGGCGCGCGGGTTCTTGGCATACAGCATCGGCACAAGCGCAGACGTGTTCGCGAAGACGATGTTCTCGGTCTCGCTGAACCGCCGCGTCATGCGCCGTGCAGCTTCCTCATTGCCCGCGCTATCGCCGTCCGTCTCGACGCGATGCTTGACCTGATCGTTGCGGTAGTAGGACAGCGCCTCGTCCCACGCGCGACCGAGGTCACGCGACGTGCGCTTCGACAGCGCCTGCTTCTTGCGCGACTGCCACAGCTTGCCGTGCGCCTTCGCGACAGGGATCTTGCTGTCAGTGCTGACGATCTGATAGACCGGCTTCACCTTCTCTTGCTTCTTCTGCGGCACAACTTCCAAGTCACCGCGCGCGATCTCGTCGTCGATCTGTTCGTCAATGTCGGCCATTGCGGTGCTCCTTATCCGTAGCGATGTGCTCGCGGTGATGCCGTGACAATGTCACGAGTATGCCACTTGAGATAGGCCGGGGGCTTTGGTATAGCATATCGTGGGAGTTTGGCAATCTCTGGACGGCGACTTAGCATGTATTTGATCGCGTCCATAGCATGATCATCTCTATCGCGAGGCTTATCCTCCCGTTCACCTCGGGAATTGCTGGCCCAAAGGTAGGTGCCGAACTCGTCGATGACATATGTCAGCGTGTCAGCGATGTAGAGATGCGGTGCACCGTGCTCACCTGTCAGCGGATGCTGGTGCATCTTCGACGGGCTGAGATACGTGCTCACCTTGATGATGCCATTCAGGATGTCGTTGTTGCCGCGCACCATGCGCACGCCCATGCCATTGTCATGGAACACGTCAGCGGTCGATATGCCCACCGTGCGGCGTGTGGCACTGGTGCGACGGAAGATTGCCGGGTCGGCCATGACAGGCTGATTGCCTCGCACGCCATACACGTCGCGCAGACGCTTGATTTCGTCGCGCTGATCCTCGACGGGCATGATCTCGCCCTTCTCATAGAAGCCGTCGATCAGGAACGTGTTGCCCCATGCATCACTGATGCCGATCAAGTAGCATGACGGCACCGCGATGCCGAAGTCGTAGCCCTCGACATACTGCAACTCGTAGAACTTCTGTTGCAGGTCGCCGAGGTAGTCCATGATCGCGTCATACGGCAGGATGTGCACTGTCGGGTCGAACTGCGGATAGATCAGGCCCTCGTAGCTGCCCCACCCGCCCATCAAGAAGCGTTGCTTCATGCTACCGCGATACGTGCTTTCGAGCGTCTTGATGAAGTCAGGCTCCAGGTTCTCTGCGTTCTCATACGTGCTGCCCTCGACAACGCCAAGCAGCAGATGCGGCTTGCCTGCATCGTCGAGCACCGGACGGTCGTTCGCGTCGCGCTCGCACAGCAGTTGCGGGCTGATGACACCTGTCTCACGGTAGATGTGATACGGCTGGATGATCTTCTTGTAGACCCAATTCCGCGTTGGGTTCGACGTGATGACGAAGTAGCGCGGTCCCGTGCGTGGCATCGTTGGATCGTCACCGATGTATGGCGTCATGCCACGCAGACGACCGAGCAAGTCGTCGAAGTCCTTCTCGACAATCTCCGGGTCTTCGATCTGATCGACGATGATCCAGTCATATGTCGCAGACAGCAGGTTTGACGTGCCTTGTCCGTCAACAGACGTGCTCTGCTGCGCGACGTAGCGGAAGTTGATCGTGCTGCCGTTCGACAGCGTGCACGTGTTGCTCGCATTGGCGCTGAGTGGGAACGACTTGATCCAGTGCTTCGGACACCACTTCAAGAACTCCTTGCGGATCGTGTCGTTTAGCTTCGGATACGTGCTGCGTGCAATCAGACCGTTGCTGCCGGGATAATCGCGCGCCCATTTGAGCGCCTTGAGCACGACAGACGCGGATGTCTTGCCGTTCGCAAAGCCGCCGCCGTAGAACTGCACCTTTGAGCGCAGTGCATCGAACTGCTCTTGCAGCGATCCCTCGTGTATGCGGTAGACCTTGCTCACTGCGGCCTGCCATGCGCTTCGCTGTCAAATGCCATCACAGCCTTGCAGTCTTGGGCACAGAAGGCAGAAAGAAGTCAGCGAACTGCACATACGGATGCGTTGACGCAGGATTGTCTGCCGTATTGTTTACAGGCGCGACAGCAACTGACAGGTTTGGGATGTGCGTCTCAACACGCGATTGCTTAGCATCAAACCCCTGCGCCATCAAGCGCGGAGTAGGTTGCGTAAACTCGCCCATTGCACACACAATGTATGCATCAGCAGGACGAGACTTGTTCAGAGTGATCGGCATCAGAAGTCTCCTTTGCGGCTGCTGTTAAAGTTGTCAGGCTGCGACACGACATCCTTCGTCGTCTTCTTCTGTCGCTGTCCGATGTTGCCACCGCCCACAGATGCACCAACCGCAAACTGCGCTTGCGTGCTCTCGGGTGACACGTAGAACGCCGACTGCGCTGCGTTGCTGCCAGACAACTCAGGCGTCAGCGACACGCCGGTGATCTGCTTCAACGGCGCTGCGTTGGGTGTGACACTTGGCGGTGTCGGCGCGTTCTGCAACGCCAGCTTGGCCTGCTCTCCACGCTGCTTCATCTGCTGCATGAGCGTATTGACTGCGGTCTGCCGTGCTGCGTCGTTCTGCGCGCGGATGTCCGTGACACGTGACGCGAGTGCCTGACGCTGATCAGCGACACCCTGCTTGCCCGCTGCCAGACGCTGTGCGACGGCATCGCGTGCTGCTTGTCTGCGTGCTGCTTCACTCATCGCTCACGTCCTCTGCATTGAGGTCAATGACGGGCATGCCATCATCGCCGCCCTTCTTGACGTATTCAATCGTCAGACCACCCTCGACACGATGACGGTGCTCAACGACATCGGCAGGGCGATGACCCGCACGGTCAAGGATGTCCTTGGCAGCGACAACGGCGACCTGCTCGTTCTCGCTAGACATCGCACTGACGAGGGTGTGCACCGCATTGCGTGCCTGTCCAGTGATCAGCGTGCGCACGTCATCCTGCTGTGTCTCGACGATGTTGTTCGTCATCGCCTCGACGAGCGTCGTGAACGCCTCGGTCATGCGGATGCGTGATACCTGTCCTTCTGTGCAGCCGATTGCAAGCGCGGTCTCATACTCGTTGAGACCGAACATGTAATACGCTGCAACGACAGCGATGATGTTCATCTTCTCTGGCACTTCGGGCAGATCGGCGAGCCGTTTGCGGACGCTGATCACCTGTCGCTGTGCTTCGCGATGCGTCGGCACTGCAATGAAACCAGGGAGCGCCCCATTCTGTCGAACGGGACGCCCTGTGCGCGTGTTAATACGCGTTCCGTCAGCGAGAACGAGTTCCTCACTCATCTGACAGCGCGCAGTGCACGATGCAGTGCATCCATTGTAAGTGCGTTGATCCACACACCATTGGCATCCTTTGCACTGTAGCCACCGTTGATGGCATCGCGGAATGTCATCTCGCCTGCTGGACCGAGCATGCCGGTGTCGATCAGCTTGCCGGGATTGACGCCGCTGACTGGATTTGGGATTTCCTTGACACCTTCTGCACGCGGTGTGCCCATGATTTCCTCTGTGCTGATTGGTGCGCTTTCCGGGGGTGCTGCGGCTGGTCCTGTTGTGGGCGTTGCTGCATCGCCTGCGCCGGGTCTAGTGTTTGACGGGTTGGGCGTGGGTGTGCTCGCGGGTTGGGCGGCGCTTCTGCTGACATCTGTCACGTCCTCTGCTGTGCCGTCGATCATGTCGATAGCAGGTGTTGCGCTGCGACCGGACGCAGGCAATGCGTTGCTGCCGCTCGGGTAGTTGATCCCGACAACGGCCCAACCTTGCTCTGCTGCCTGTTGTGGCGTCAATGCACGCAACGGCTCGATCTGCGCGGCCATGCCACGGTTGCCTGCGGCTGGCAGCACAAGCTTGCCATCAGGACCGACTTCGAGCGGCTTGCCCATCAGCTTCTTGCGTGCGACAGCGGCGGCTGCGCCGGTTGCTGCTATTGCAAGCGGCCCTGCGACCGAATTGCCGTTCTCGTCGAGCGCCTGCGTGGTGACAGGCTGATCCTCGTGCATCACCGTGCCGGGTTGCGCGATGTCACTCGGTTGAGCAGCATTACCGCCACCGGGAGCGTTCATTGCGCGTGCAAGGTTGGCCTGCGTCATCGGCATGCCCTGCGCTTGCATCACCTCGATAGCACGGCGTCGTGCGCCTGCCATACTGTCGCGCATCGACGGCCCTTGCACGCCGCCTTGCCCGTCCATGCCAAGCATGTCACCAATCCACGTGTCGGCGAACGACACCTGATTGTCTTGGTTGACATCTTGCAGCTTGCCGCCGCGCGTCTCGTAGTCATACGCGCCGCGACGAACTGGCAGACCTTGCTCGTTCGTCGCTGGCTTGCTCATGTTGCCACCGCACCTGCAACAGCCGGCGACGTGACACCGCTGTCTGCCTTGTCGGCTGGATGGCCGTTGCGCAGCGTGGTGTCGTAGGTGCTGACGAGGTCAGCAATCGTGGCATCGGGCACACGTGCATGGCTCTCGTTGACATTGGCACCATCGACATGCGATGCGCTGTTGGTCAGCGTGACATCACGCGCGAGGGTGCGGGCAGGCCATGCGAATGTGCCCGGCACCGTGATGTCGGGGCGATCTGCGTCAATCGCGGCGCGGGTGTCAGGCGCATTGCGTCCGAGCGCGTTCACATGCCCGTGCATTGATGGACGCTGCATGAACGTGCGCACGATACCGCGTGCCTGCGGCGGTTTGGCGTCGGCTTTCGGCATGGCAGCGTAGCCGTCACCATGCACGCCGTCCCAAAGTCCTGCAAAGGCTGGCATTTTTCGGTCTCCTTGTGGCTGATGCTCGACAGTCTAGCAGATGCTTGACAGCTTGTCGATCCTGTGTAAACATGCCTGCATCTGGTCCGCGAGGGGCGAGATGGCGAGGGGTCATCGGCTGGAATCGGGGTCTCCAATGGCGCGGTCACTTGTTGACCGCGCCTGCCCCGTCTTTTTCGGCCTCTTGCTCTAGCCATTTGTCGTCATCCTGCATGCATAGTGTATGACATTGTCATGCGCTGCTACGCATTGCGCGTATTGTGGCTGCATCGGCATCACTTTTGTATGTCATAGGCACGAAAGGGCTTGACATAGCGCGCAGATGGGCTATAGTGACGAAGTCACGTCACGCCACACCCATAGAAGTGTGGTCTCGGTGACTGCCGGGGCGTATGCCCATAGCAGATGGCGTGTATGTAGTGCATGTAGTGCATGTAGT